CTGGTATTTCTAAAGGAATCAACAGAACCAAATAAGTTTCAAGTTGCTCTTAGTCCGTTTCTTCCTGCCGCTCATGGTGGCCAAGTTTCTATTGTCACCGATAAATTGGTAGCCATGTATGCTCCAAATGCTCAAATTGTAGAGCAGTATAAAGAGAACTTTCGCCATCCAGGCATGATTGAAACAGAAAAACAACAGGAAGAGGCACCAAAATTCCAAGGATAACTTGACAATCCAACCTAAAAGTGTTACTATACTATTAAATTATGTGAGGTTGTTATGTCAAATTTTTATTCTTATGCTTGGCAATACGGTAATAACGTACTTGTCCGTGGTGTCAGAGATGGTAAGTCGTTTATTGAGCGACAACCATTCAAGCCAGTTCTATATGTTCGCAATGACCAAGAGTCCCAGTTCAAGGGACTCTATGGCGAAAACCTAAAGCCAATTGAGTTTGGCGATAATAACGATTGTAAAGAATTTCTTGAGAAATATTCTCAGATTGAGAACTATCCAATCTATGGTCAAACTGACCTAACATACCAATATCTATCAACTGAATACCCCGGCGAAATCAATTTCGACCTATCTAAACTTAACATTCAGATGATTGATATTGAGACTACTGCCCAACATGGCTTTCCATCTGTAGACAATCCTATTGAAGAGATACTTCTTATCTCAATGGTTGATAACGCAACCAAGAAGATTCGGACGTGGGGTTCTGGTGAATGGAACTCTGTGTCAGATGAAGTCAATGACCTTGATGTTGAATACACTGTTTGTACTGATGAGTATGACCTTCTAGAAAAGTTTATGAAGTGGTGGGTAAACAATTACCCAGACATCATCTCTGGTTGGAACTCAAAGATGTTTGACATTGCATATCTTGTTTCTCGTATCGACCGTGTCTTTGGAAACGATGCAAAGAACTCTCTGAGTCCTTTCAATATGACTCGCAGAAAAGTTATTACTATTAATAACAATGATACCACTGTATATGATATCAAGGGTGTGTCACAGTTGGACTATCTTGACCTGTATAAGAAGTTCACATACAACATTCAAGAGTCCTACAAACTTGACTATATTGCTGAGGTAGAACTCGGCAAAAACAAACTTGAAACTGGCTTTGAAACTTTCCGTGAATTCTATGAGAACGATTGGAATAGGTTCATTGACTACAACATCATTGACGCTAAACTCGTTGACGAGTTGGACGATAAGATGAAACTTATCGAACTAATTGCTACAATGACTTATGACTCCAAATGTAACTTTGATGATATCTTTTCTTCTGTGCGGACCTGGGATTGTCTTCTATACAATCACCTTCTGACAAAGAACATTATGATACCACAGAAGAGTGATAAGCCAAGCAGGGGTATCAAAGGTGGTTATGTACAAGAGCCAATTCCTGGCAAGTACAAGTGGATTGTTTCTGTTGATGCTACCTCTCTGTATCCATCAATTATCATGCAACACAATCTTTCACCAGAGACTTTTGTTGACGTTAAACCACTAGACTGTACAGTTGATAGTTTGCTTGAACGTAAGCACGATACATCTCCAATTAGAGAACGCAACCTGTCTATGGCTGCCAACGGCTATATGTTTTCTCGTGAAAAGCAAGGTTTGTTTGCAGAAATCACACAGAAGTTCTTTGATGACCGCCAGCGGTACAAAGGCTTGATGAAGAAAGCACAGCAAGAATACGAAAAGACAAAGAACAAGAAACTCTTGTCTGACATTGCAAAGTATGACAACTTTCAGATGGCTCGTAAAATTCAGTTGAACTCTCTATTTGGTGCGATGGGTAACAAATACTTCCGTTACTTTGATGAGCGTATTGCTGAAGGTATTACTCTAACTGGACAGTATATTATTCGTGAAACATCACGGGCAGTTAATGAGTTTCTTAATAAGTTTTGTGGCACTGAAGATGTTGAGTATAGTTTCTATACTGATACTGACTCCTGTTACATAACTCTTGATGTTCTTGTTGACAAGTTTCTTAAAGACAAATCACACTCTGAAATTATTGATGCAATTGACCGCATCACTGAAGACAAAATCGAACCAGCAATTGCCAAAGCAATGAAATCTCTTTGTCAATACACTAATGCTTTTGATGAAAAGATTTTCTTTAAACGTGAAGCAATTGCTGACACTGGTATTTGGATTGCTAAGAAGCGATATGCTTTGAATGTGTTTGACAATGAAGGTGTTCGATATACAGAACCAAAACTGAAAGTGATGGGACTTGAAATTGTTCGGTCATCTACACCTGGTCCTGTTCGTAAAACACTTAAGCAAGCAGTTTCTCTTTGCTTGAGTGGAAATGAAACAGACTTACAAGATTATGTGGAAGACTGCTGGCAAGAATTTAAAGCAATGACTCCAGAAGAGATTGCTTTTCCAAGAACATGTAACAACATTGAGAAGTATCGCTCCTCTGCTGACATCTACAGCAAGGGTACACCCATGCATGTTCGTGGTTCATTGATGTTTAATCACCAACTCAAGGGATGCAAACTCACACATAAGTATCAAGAGATTCAAAACGGAGACAAGATTAAGTTTGTTTATCTGAAAGAACCAAATCTTATTCGTGAGAATGTTATTGCATTTAATGGTAGACTTCCACCAGAATTTGACTTGCACAAGTACGTTGATTATGATACAATGTTTGATAAAGCATTTATTGAACCATTAAACACAATTACAAGTAGTCTTAAATGGAACACCAGACCAGTCGCTACTCTTGCTGGTCTATTTGAATGAGGTTGATATGAAAATTGAAGTTGGTAAACAATATAAAATCTATAACAAGATGAAGAAGTCTGTTGTGGAGTCCGAATATTTTAGAAATAATGACCATCCTGGATTAATAGAAGTTCAGGTTTGTTGGAGAAGTGGTGAATATATTATCACTCCAGTAGATGAAGATGAAGCAAACGAACTTAGCCAATTTCTTGAAGAAGACCATGACGATGTTTTTGAAGTAACCTCATTTGCTGAGTGGGAACTTGATTCCACGTTTGATGGTTGCTCTGAAGACTTGTATTATCATGGTACTCACTTGACAGAAGAAGACCAAGAGGCATTCACAGAAAGTTATTGGGACTTTGAAGAAGGTGGTTTCCAATACCTAGAAGAAAACGGATGGTATACATCTGATATGGAGATTTTTATTTACAATGGAATTTTAATTGAAGAATTTAAAGGATGGAGCGCATGAGCCTACTAGAAAAAATTAGAAAGAATTCGACTATTAAAGAAGCCGAAATTCTTACCCACTCAAAGTTCTTTAACACAAAGGACCTAATTCAAACAACCGTACCAGCACTCAATGTTGCGCTGTCTGGTAAACTAGATGGTGGTCTAACACCGGGTCTCACCGTGTTCGCTGGACCCTCTAAGCACTTCAAGACTGCATTTGCTATGCTACTTGCCAAGTCTTATCTGGACAAGTATGATGACGCTGTGGTGCTGTTCTATGACTCAGAGTTTGGTGCACCACAGGGTTACTTTACCTCATTTGGTATTGACACCGACAGAGTTGTCCACACCCCCATCACAGACATTGAACAACTGAAGCATGATTGTATGTCACAGTTGAATGGTATTGAGCGTGGAGACCATGTCCTAGTCATCGTGGACTCTGTTGGCAACTTGGCATCCAAGAAAGAAGTGGAAGATGCACTTGATGGTAAGTCCGTTGCTGATATGACTCGTGCCAAACAGATGAAGTCGCTGTTTCGTATGGTTACACCACATCTTACACTGAAAGATATTCCCATGGTTGTGGTCAACCACACTTACAAAGAGATTGGCATGTTCCCGAAAGATATCGTATCTGGTGGAACAGGCATCTATTACTCCGCTGACAACATCTTTATCATTGGTCGCCAGCAAGAGAAAACTGGTAGTGACTTGACAGGATACAACTTCATTATTAATGTTGAGAAGTCTCGCTATGTCCGTGAGAAGTCTAAGATTCCACTTGAAGTATCATTTGAGGGTGGTATTAGTAAGTGGTCTGGACTGCTAGATATGGCTCAGGAATCTGGTCATGTTATTAAGCCAAGCAACGGTTGGTATCAGCACAAAGATGGCGAGAAGAAGTATCGTGCCAAAGAAACTTACTCTAAAGAATTCTGGCTACCTATCCTAACAGATAAGACATTCATTGATTGGATTGAAAAGCGATATGTCATTTCGACTGAAAATATCATGTCTGAAGAAGTATCAGCCGATGATATTACTGCCGCATATGGAGCAGATGATGAATAAAAAAAAGCCTATGCCTATTGTCGTTGATAGGTCAAAAGAAGCACGAAAGATTTTCGTTAAACTTCTCAGGGAAAAAGAAAATGGAAAAGTGTGATAGATGTGATAGTTCAATAGATATTGACAAAGACGCCGCAATATGTTTTAATAGTGCCGATGAACAAATTTATCTCTGTGAACCATGCATTGAAGATATTAAAACCGATTTCTTCAGTAAAGTGAAAGAAGGCACTCTTGATGTTGCTTCAGACAACTATTGATAAAATACCAGAAAATTGTGCAAATAAGTTATCTATATGTCCAAATGGAGTATGGACAACAAGTAAACCAGTCACCGATGGATTTATGAGT